AACCGAGCTAATACATGATCCCAACTACCAGCAAACACGTTAACATCGAACTACTACACCCAGAGTTCAAACGCAGACTAGAAGCATTCTTTAGAGACAGCCGTATCCGCAACAAAGTTAAAGTCGTATCAGGAGTGCGAACCTACGCACAACAAAAATACTTCTACGACGGGTACAAAAGCGGCAAAGCAGGTTTCAACTTAGCTGCCAACCCTGATCGCAAAACATCTTCAGGTTTCCAAGGGTCATACCACATGCAACAACCAGCATTTGATAACTGGGGTTATGCCGTTGATTTTAGAATTACTGGTCGAGGTATCAGTACTTCTCAAGTGAACGCCATAGCTAAATCGTATGGGATGGTCGCCTATGTTAGAGGCGAATGGTGGCATCATCAACCTTGTAAAGTTGTTAATGGTAAAGTTAAATGGTTTGATGCACCAGCATTAAAAGGTACGAAAGCTACCAAAACAGTAAAGCAAGACGTTAAAGGCATTGCTGCTGCGTTTGCTGAAATAGAAGCTTTAGTTACTGCCCATCCTTTGAAGAAAGGATCTAAAGGGGCAGCGGTCAAAGTGGTGCAACAGTTGTTAGCTGCTAAGGGATTG